GAAGAGGATATTGAGCAGGCAATCCAGTATGTAGCTGCACAGGAGAACAGATAGGAGGCAATCATGGCATATTACAATGTCTGCCCTGTTTGTGGAAGCAATCTTGATCCGGGAGAACGGTGCGATTGCCAGAGCATAAGGGCAAAGGAACAGGAGAAGAACAGGCTGTTTTTCAGCCAGATGTTGAGAACAGAAAAGAACAGCGGTCAGATGTCGTTTGCATTCGAACATCCGGGAGGAGGTGCGATAGGAGCATGAGAAATAAGTGCCTATTTGCATTGGGATTGGTATTTGCCATGTCCCTGACTTCAATTGTCGCATTTGCTTTCAGCTTTACCGGAGAGCCGGACGTGAAGAACGATCAACAACAGATTGTTGTAGTGAATCCTGCGACAGAGAGTGAGGAAACGACCTCAGAGCAGACAGTTTCGGCAGAAACAGAGGACACAACAGCAACCTTACAGTCGGCTGGCAGTTCATTGAGTGGAAGCATGGACTGGGATGCGGAAGATGCTTATATGCTTGCCAAGATTGCAATGGCAGAAGCGGAATCCGAGGACACCGAGGGCAAAGCTCTTGTAATGCTGGTGGTGCTGAACAGAGTTTGGAGCGACGAGTTTCCAGACACGATTGCAGGAGTTATCTTCCAAGACGGACAGTTCAGTCCAATCAGCAACGGCCGGTATGACGAGGTCAAACCGGATGCCGACTGTTACAGAGCATTACAGCTTATCCAGATTGACGGATGGGATGAAAGCCGGGGAGCGACTTACTTCGAGAGCAAGAGCGAATCCAACTGGCACAGCGAGCATCTGACCTTTCTATTCCAGCATGGGAAACATTATTTTTACAAGGAGTGATGAAGAGTGAAGAGAGACTTGATAGCGGTTATTTGGTCATTGCTCGTAACCGGAGCAATAAGCAAATGGGCTTTCCACGTTGCGTATCTGGAAAGAGGGTACAAGGCAGTAGGCGGTGAGTACCTTGTGATACTGGTGGCTTATGTAGCTGCATGGAAAGCAATTAACTATTTATTTGATTCGTTGGAGGAATTGGAAAGTGAAAGAAATCGTAGAAAAAAGAGAAGTAGAAGAACTGCTCGGATGCGAGATTACAGATGAACAGTTTGAGCAGGCATTAAAGTATGCCAGACATAAGCAGGAGTACATATATCAGCGTGAACAGAGAGAGGTCGTGTTACAGCACTGGTATCTCGTTAAGCTGACAGAGGAATATGTGAGAAGCCTTGCTTTTTCAAAATTCACAATGGATTTATGCAGTGCACTGAGAGATATGGAAAAAGAGTGCTCGGACAAAGTCCGGAACACCCTCATAAGCAACCATATTGTACCACAGCCAACTGCTTAAAATCAATAAAATTATACAATATGGAGGTTTAATCTATGAACAATTCAAATGCTTTGGCTGAAATTCAGTCCAAATATCCCAACTGCAACCTACTGTTACCTGCGGCTACATCAGTGCAGATCAATCCATTTTACAAGTGTTCTGTCATGGAAGTAGTAGCAGACACAGCACCAAACTCAGGAGATATCTTCTCGGTTGGCAAAGTAAAAACCGGAGAGGATAGAGACGGAAAAGCTGTATATGAGGAGGTTTACTCTCCTGCGAAGCCGCTTCTTATGAAGCTGGCAACTGCGGCAGGCATCCAGTTTCATCCAGAGTACACCACAGTTACAAGAGAGAATACAAACACCTATGTAGGCAAGGCATACGGAGCTGTCAGACTTCCAGACGGAAGCTACAAGACACATGCGGAAACCAAGCGTATCTGCCTTGACGATGAAGAATCCAAGTACCGCCTTGAATTTATGGATAAGTCAATCATGGG